GTACTGACCAGTAATGCCCAGCAAACTGTTGTACGAATAAATGGTTACACCAGCGCCAGCAACCAAAGTTGTTGTACCTGCACCATATTGGACAACATTGATCGTTGTACCAATATCAAAGTTGACGCTCGAACTTGGCGGCACCGTCACAGTGTTCGCCGCAGCGTTCGTCATCTTAATGAGCTTGCCTGTATCCCCACCAACCAAAGTGTAAGCAGTACCTGTCTGCTCATTAATCGTGAATACGTCAGTACCAGCTAGCTCTGCGTAACCCAGAGAGTTCCACGCAGTAGCGCCGTCACCAATCTTGTACTTGTATCCATCAGTTTCTAACCCAAGCTCACCAAGAGCGAGCGTCGGGTTAGCAGAGGTCCAGTTGCTGCTGGTATCTCGTCGAAGTTGTATCTGTACAGCCATTTATATTCCTTGTGCGTTTCCACCAGTAGCCGTAGCTCCGATGCCTCCATAGTTAGTTGCCGCTTCGCCCCCGTCAAGGTTATTGACAGAAGTTCCATGTGGACCTGTTGGACCAGTGGGTCCACGAAGTCCACCATAAGCGAGTGAACTCCAAGCAGTAGCCCCATCACCTATCTTTAAGGTCATGGCTTGTTCTCCGCCACCAGCATCAGTTTGGATAGCCATTTCACCGTCAGCTAAGACAGGATCAGCAGCAACCCACTGAGCATAGGTTCCTCTACGAAATTGAATCTGAATAGGCACTAGGTTGGCCCTCCTGCGTCAATAGGTGTGACGCCTCCATAATCTCCATTGCTGTTGCTGTCAGCAGTTCCACCATTTACTAAACCGCTGGCTTGTCCCGCAGCACCAGTCGGACCTGTCGGACCTAACGGCCCTGTCGGTCCAGGCGGGCCTCCAGGAGGACCTAACGGTCCAGTAGGTCCCGTCGGTCCCGTCGGCCCAAGCGACCCCTGCGGGCCAACCAAACTAAATCCAACAGGCCACACACCACTAGCTTTAGGCCCAAAGAAATAGTTATTGGATACATTCAAGTAGAAGTCACCGTCAACGCCAGTAACGTTTTGCGGATCACCTACTCCGTTAAGAACAGTTGCGCCTGCTGGACCAGTCGGGCCAGAAGGTCCTTGAGGTCCTGAAGCCCCTGCAGGGCCAGGACCGCCAGCCGTACCAGCAGCAGAAATAACTTGCCAATAGCTGCTACCCGAAGATGGAGTTTGACCAGAATGCGCTGTTCTCGCTACATACGAAGCATTGCTGTATTCAACAACATCACCAACAGAGTAAGAGGTACCTGAAGACCAAGTTCCCTGATACCGAAACCCGTCGGCATAAGAAATAAGGTTTGGTCCACCACCAACTTCGTTTATGTATGTTGCGCCTGTAGCCATTATTCAAGCGCTCCTACACGATCTTCAAGATCTTGGACTACAGCAACAAGCGCAGACACAACTGACTGATGCCGCCACGTTTGCGGCAAATCAGTCGAGTCATAAGAAACCCAGTCAGGAGCCACATCAGCAACTTCCTCAGCGATAAACCCAGTTTCAGGAGTTTGATTTTGATAATCAATTCCTGAAGCTGTAGAAACCGCAGCATCCCATTTGAATGTTCGTGGAGTCAGTGCCGCAATCTTTGTTTTAGCAGTCGCCAAATCAACGTCAGTGATGTCTTCTTTGTATCTTTCAGAAGAAGAAACAATTCCTAACTGGTTGGAACCAGTCGTTGTAATACCAGCACTTGTTGTCGATGCAAGCGTCGGCCAACCAGCCGCCGCACGCAAATCTAAATTGCCTGAAGATTCTGCAATCGTTAGATGAGCAGTATCGTTATGAACAAACTGAAACCCAGGAAGATTCGTAGTAGGCAGATTGTCTTTCCACTGAATGTAATCTTGGTTAAGGCTGTACTCGTCACCAAAATACAATGTCGCAGTTTGGAAACGGCTACCCACACGAATTTCTCCACCACAATCAATGTTGGAATAAATATTCGCCCAGTTCACATTTAAGCGTGTGCCTTCACCAAGCAAATAATCACTTGAAGTTCCAGGCACACTCTCGTTGTATCCCGTGTAACCAATAATGTCGCCACGGACAGCAATAGAGCCATTAACAACAAGACGATATTCTGAAGCAGGACGACCATCATACGGTCCTGTGTACCCTTCACCAGCACGACGAGAGTACACCGAATAACGGTGGCTCTCGGATAGATAGTTGCCAGCATAAGCACCACTAGCTATATCTGAACCATAAGAAAGCTGATGAGTGTTATTGCCAGGACCAGCACTTGTGAAGTTCGCTCGATAGTTCAGATCCTTTAAGAAACTCCCAGCAGTCTGAGCATTGATATCAGTACCAGTGCTCAAACCAATAACGCTATGTTGCGTGCTGTTCAGATACAGATGGTTTGTCGCTCCAAGAGAAACAGTTCCCGTAGCAGTCAACGTCCCCGTAGCACTAGGATTAACCGCCCTCAACAACCCTGGATAAGTAGAAGGATTACCTGCATCCCCATTAATAAAGTTCTTTACTTCATTCCAGTTATCGTTGTGCTTTGAAGCTTCAATAGCCGTACCTGCGGTAGCGCTATGCGGATAAGAGAAATCGACCATTAACGCAGTCTCCTGTGTAGATATGTAAACGCCATAGCATTCACTTCCCAAGCCTCATCGTTGGTAGTAGGACCATCAATCTTCACTTGTATAGCTTTGGCTGTCCCAAGTGTTGGTAGGCGTTCAATGTTTGTGACGCTAGTGTTTGGTTCTCCAGCCCATGTAACAGCGCCAGCCGCTGGTGGAGTAGCTGCCCATGTGCTCGTATTCCAACTGCCTCCTGTGGATGCTTCTGTTTGAACACCAAAAGGCATTTGTTTCGTGTAATCAGAACTGTTGTAATCGACATACAACTTTGCTGTCAAAGCAACCGTATTGTCTGAACTCACAACAAAACGAGGTTTTCCCCACCGCTTTCTAACAATCGGGTTGCCCCCTACAAGCCAACTCGATGTGTATGAACTATCTATATGAGAAGAAGCAGAACCATAGTAATCTGCTTCTAAATTCTGTTCTAAATGAATAACACGACCTGTGTTTTCTTCACATCCTCCCAAAAGCGCTTGCGGAGCGTTCGGCGGAGCAAACGTCAACAAAACATTTGCATCAATGTCAGTCATCGTCCAAGCACCGTTGTTGCCTAACGTCGGATCATAAACCAACACCCGACGTTTAGCGTTACCACCACTTGTCTCATCCCAGTCAACAGCAACATATAAACGATTCTTAAACCAAGCAAGCTGCGGTGGGCTGTTGAACTGTAACCTGCCATCGTCAATGGCTGGCATAAGTTTCTCAAACACCCAAACAAACTGTTGCCCGTTGTACATCCATACGCCTTGGCGGTCGTACCAAAAGAACACCCCATACGGGGTAGAAACTGGGGATGACATTGAAATCGAACCAACATCTTGAGTCAATGGAACCATCTGGAACGATTGACCAGTGTTGCCATACAAAGCGTGAATGCTGTTGGTCTTAAAGACCAGCAATCTGTCAGCAAATGGCAAAAGAGCAGACACTTCGTCCCCTCGTTCACCTACGTTTACGTCAATGTAGTCATAGTCAAACCATGTTTCTGGGTCATCAATTTTGGACCACCGAATACGGTTCGAGTATTCAGTGCCACCTTCTTTAGTGTGACCAACCCAAGCAAAGTTATTCCAATGACAGGTGTATTTAGCTATAGGGTAATTTCCTGCTGAACCGTTGACATTCGACGCAAGGTTTGAAGCAGTTGTTCCATCGTAAACAAACGACGCAGCATCTCCCGAAACTCCATAAAACTTGTTATTAGTTGTTTGCCCGTACAAACGATCACCGTTTGTTACTGACACCCCCGAAAGCGCAGTGAAATCACCTGTAGCAGACTCAGCGACAGTAGTGCCATGCGAACAAATAACTCGGGACGTACCTCCATCGGGAGTGAACTGTGCCAACCCAGTAACATCTTGATTCAACGCTGTTCCGTTACGCACGTTTACGCCAAGAC